AGGAGCAGGATTACCGGATCCAGCTGGAGACCTTCTGCTGCAGCTGCTTCCGCAGGTGTGAGATCTGCCGGATGCTGATGGAGAAATATGAAGATTAATTGACAATTGACAGTTTACAATTGACAATTATGGTTTTCTATCGGCCCTTTCCTGCAGTGCAGCTGCGAGGATTGACGAGGCAAACGGAAGTGACAGTGCAGCAGAAAGGCAAAAGTTGTCAATTATCAATTGTCAATTGTGAATCGCCTTCTCCGGTTGGTTTTCCGGGAAATTATACGGTAGGATGAGCAGCAAGAATACGAACAGCAGGAGGAATCAGCATATGGACAGAAATACAGAGCCTTCGGCAGTGGAGGTCCTGGCGGACCGGCTGCTGGAGAAACTGGGGCAGGCCATCGGGGAGCTGGATCATAACCCCATTACCCGGAAGGTGAAGACCAAGGAGGGCAACACGGAAACCACTCTGGAGATCCGGGAGACGGAAGCCGGGGGAACCATCGACCGGGCGGGGCTGAAGCAGCTGACCAGTGCCCTGAAGGAGCTTCAGACCATCCGGGGAGATATGCCGGCTCTGGAGCGCCGGGAGCGGGAAGCCAGGATCGAATCCCTGTACCGGGGCATGCAGCAGCCGGAGCAGGAGGATATGGCCACCGGTGTGATACTGCTGGCACCAAGGGCGGAGGAGGGCTGAAATGCAAAATGCAGAATTCAAAATGCAAAATTATGGTGTCATCTCCGCGTTAAGAGCCGCCTTTGACGGTTGTGCTCCGAAATGCGCCTGCGGGCGCTACGCTTCGCAGACTTATTAAAAATCATGCCCAAAGGGCATACCACAATTCTGCATTCCGAAATCCTGTCATTTCACAAAGGAGAGACAATCTATGAGTAATATCATCTGGCAGCCCCAGGAAAAGCAAATGCGCTTTCTGGAGCGAAGTGAATACGAGGTGCTTTACGGCGGTGCCGCCGGAGGCGGAAAATCCGATGCCCTGCTGGTGGAGGCTCTGCGTCAGGTCCATATCCCCCACTACCGGGCCATTCTGTTCCGGAAAACCTATCCCCAGCTGTCGGAGCTTATTGACCGGAGCCATGCCCTCTACGGTCCGGCTTTTCCCCGGGCCCGGTTCCATGAGACCAAACACTGCTGGGTCTTTCCCAGTGGAGCAAGGATCTATTTCGGAGCCATGCAGTACAGCAAGGACAAGGCCAATTATCAGGGCAAGCGGTATGATTTCATCGGCTTTGATGAGCTGACCCACTTCACCTGGGAGGAATACAGCTATATGTTTTCCCGGAACCGGCCCTCCCGGGCACCCGGTGCCAGGGAAAAGACAGTCTGCTATATACGCGCCACCACCAACCCCGGAGGCATCGGCCATGGCTGGGTGAAGCAGCGTTTCATCGATGCTGCCGAGCCGGGGACCCCCATCCGGGAAACAGTGCAGGTGACCCTGCCGGGGGGAGAGGTCCGGCAGATCATCAGAGACCGGGTGTTCATTCCGGCTACGGTCTTTGACAATGAGGCTCTGCTGGCAGAGAACCCGGAGTATCTGGGCAGCCTTGCCCTGCTGCCGGAGAAGGAGCGCAATGCCCTGCTCTACGGCAACTGGGATGCCTTTGAGGGCCAGTATTTCACAGAGTTCCGGACCAGTCCCGACCCGGTCCGGTGCCGGGAGGCGGGAATTACGGTGGAGCAGGCCAGAAACCAGGGCCGCTGGACCCATGTGATCCCGCCGCTGGACTTAAATTCCGGCAGCCGCCGGGGCTGGAAGATCTGGCGCAGCTACGATTTCGGCTATGCCAAGCCCTTCTCCTGCGCCTGGTGGGCAGTGGACTATGACGGCACCATCTACCGGATCCTGGAGCTTTACGGCTGCACGGGGATCCCGGACGAGGGAGTCAAATGGACACCGGACCGGCAGTTCCGGGAGATCGCCAAAATCGAGCAGACCCATCCCTGGCTGAAGGGAAAGGCCATCCGGGGTGTGGCGGACCCGGCCATCTGGGACAAAAGCCGGGGAGAGAGCATAGCGGATACGGCGGCGGCCTACGGCATTTTCTTCACCCCCGGCGACAATGCCCGAATACCCGGCTGGATGCAGTGCCATTACCGGCTGCAGTTTGATGAAAACGGTTACGCCCGGTGCTACATTTTCGAGGGCTGCAAGGGCTTCCTCCGGACCATTCCGCTGATGATGTACGATCCCACCCGGCCGGAGGATCTGGACAGTTCCCTGGAGGACCATATTGCCGATGAATGGCGGTATTTCTGCATGAGCCGCCCGGTAAAGCCTCTGCGTCCCGTGGAACAGGTAACGGTTCTGAATGATCCGCTGAACCAGTTTGATTAAATGCAAAATGCAGAATGCAGAATGCAAAATGAGGCAATCTGGGACTGCGACAATTGACGAGGGTTTTCGGGTGGGTTGCAAAGCAGCCCCTACGGGCAGCTTTGGGCGATGGTGCGATGTCTTGAACAGCACCGCGCCAGTGCGTTGTAACAATTCTGCATTCTGCATTTTGCATTATGCATTTCAAAATGGAGGTATCACATATGGAAATGGAAGAAACCTTAATGGCCGGGCCGGCCATTGGGTCTGGGGAATTAAAGAAATTCATGAAGACCCTGCATCAGTATAAGGCCGGAAAGGCCAATACGGACCGGCGGATCATTGCTTCGGAAAACTGGTGGAAGCTGCGCAATACGGAGGAAGAACAGAAGCAGACGGAGGTGGGCAAAGACGGCGGCTTCACCAGCCGCAGCGGCTGGCTGCACAATGTCATCGTCAGCAAGCACGCCGATGCCATGGAGTCCTTCCCTGCCCCCAATTTTCTGCCCCGGGAGGAGGCGGACCAGGCGGAGGCGGAGCTGCTGCAGGCCATCGTCCCCTGCATCCTGGAGCACAACCGGTTCGAAAGGACCTATTCCGATGCCATGTGGCAGAAAATGAAAACCGGTACCGCCGCCTATAAGATCATCTGGGACAGCCATCTGCTGGGCGGCCTGGGAGACATCCGGGTGGAGCGTGTGAATTTACTGAATCTTTTCTGGCAGCCGGGCATTACGGATATTCAGCAGAGCCGCTACCTGTTTCAGACAGAAATGGTGGAAAAGGAGGTGCTTCTGCAGAAATATCCCCAGCTGAAGGATCATCTGCGCAGCAGCGGCCCCTTTTCCTCCCGGTTTCTCTACGATGATCCTGTGAACACCTCTGATTATGCCACGGTGATCGAGGTTTACTACCACCGGCACCGGGGCGGCAGGGATGTGCTGCATTACTGCAGGTTTGTAGGAGATCAGGTGCTGTATGCCACGGAAAATGAGGTGTCTCCTGTCATGGGCTTTGACGGCAGAACAGCCCCTTCCCTGGCTGAGGCGGGACTTTATGACCACGGGCAGTTTCCCTATGTGCTGGACCCGCTGTTTCCGGTAGAGGGCAGCCCCTGCGGCTACGGCTATGTGGATCTGTGCCGGAATCCTCAGACGGAGATCGACCTGATGAAGACCTCCTTTGTGAAGAATGCCATGGTGGGTGCGATACCCCGGTATTTTGTGCAGGACAACGGCAATGTGAAGGCCGAGGATCTGCTGGATCTGAGCAAGCCTCTGGTGACGGTCAGCGGATCTCTGGAGGAAAGCAGCCTCCGGCGCATCGATCATACCTCCCTGGAGGGAAATTATCTGAATCTGCTGCAGCAGGATATCAATGAGCTGCGGGAAACCTCCGGCAATACGGAAACCAGTACAGGCTCCGTCAGCTCCGGTGTTACAGCGGCTTCTGCCATTGCGGCCCTGCAGGAAGCATCCGGCAAGGGCAGCCGGGACAGCACCCGGGCCTCCTACCGGGCCTTTGCCCGGATCACGGAGCTGTGCGTGGAGCTGATCCGGCAGTTTTACAGCCTGCCCCGGCAGTTCCGCATCGCAGGTCCGGGGGGCGCGTACCGGTACATCAGCTATACCAATGCAGGTCTGCAGCCCCAGCAGCAGATGCTTCTGGGCCGCCCCATGGGTCTGCGGAAGCCGGTGTTTGACATCAAGATCTCGGCGCAGCGGAAAAATGCGTTCTCCACAGTGAGCCAGAATGAGCTGGCCATGCAGCTGTTCCGGCTGGGAATCTTCAACCCCCGGCTGGCAGACCAGGCGGTCCGGTGCCTGGAGCTGATGGAGTTTGAAGGGAAGGATGCCCTGATCCAGAAGGTAGCCCGGTCCGGAGACCTTTATCAGAAGCTGCAGCAGTATATGACCCTGGCTCTGGGTCTGGCGGCCCACAGGGATCCGGCACTGGCAGAGCAGATCTCCGGAGAACTGGCAGCCCTCCGGGGCAGTGCCGGGAAACGGTCCGGCGGTTCCGGGAAGCTGGCGCAGGCAGATGCCCTGACCGGAAAGGCGAAGCAGGAGCCTGCCCGGGTGGCGAAAGCCCGGCAGCAGGCATCAGAGGCATCCCAGATCCGGGGGGAGGTGCGGCAGTGATCGAGATCCGCTGCCGGGGACCTGCCCAGATCACCCTCCGGGGCCATGCGGGCAGCGCGGAATACGGCCATGATCTGATAT